TACTCGTTTTTCCTTTTCATCAATTTCTTTTTTCTTTTGATTAATTACTTTAGCAACTTTTTTAGCTTTTTTTAATAGTTTCTCCGATTTTTCAATATTATTTTCTGATTTAGACAAATCATCCAATACATTTACCGTAGATTTTATTTTGTTTTCTAATTGATTTTTAGATGTCTGAATAACTAATTCATAATCGCAAGAACAGTTAGTGTGTAAGTTTCCAGCTTGAACACTCTCAAACTCTACATCAAAAGATTTGGCTTTTTTGCCTTTTCCAACCGTTACAGTTGTACCTAAATCTCTAAATGATTGTTCAAATGGTATCATTCCTTCACTTTCTAAAGCCTTGCAATATTCACAAGGATGGTCTGACCTAGTGTGCCATTTTTTATATACTTTACCTTGTAAATCGTTTTGCTCAATAAATTGACTATCTGCTTCATATTGTGCTCTAGTAAATGCTCTATTTGTTTCAGTTCGTGCAACTGCCTTGGCTCTAGTTTCTGATATATCATAACTATATTTATTTTTAATCTCGTTTATAATCTCAGCTTGGGATAAACCTTTTTTAGCAGCTTCTCTGGCTATTTTATATAAATCATTTTCGATAGTTTCGATATGACTAACAGCTACCTTTTTACTGGTTTCTTTAATGTATTTTTTTACTGTACTGTTAAAAAGATAAGTCCCACCCATTGCAAATTTAGATACTCGGCTTCTCATAGTTTCTGATCCTTTCCAAGACATTACGACGCCATAGAATGTAGCTAATACAACTGCTAAATCATCAATTCTATTTTTCTTTTCAGTCTTTGGAATAAAATCATCTGGTGTCGTTTCATCGGTAATATCATTAACTGTTTTTTTAGTTAGTTTTGTAACTCCATTAATAAATTCAGCGACTAATTCAGTTTCAATATTTACTACCGCATTTTGCAATGCCCCTTGTTGTTGCATAACTAAACCTTTAGTTTCTTTATCTTTGTCAATTTCGTTTTTAGCTTTTTTCTTTAAAGTGTTAACTTCCTCGATTGGTTCTTCAATAACTGGTGCGACTATTCTTTCAACTTCTGGTAGTGAGTCAACATCGATTTCACTTTTTACATATTGTGATGCAGTTTCTTCGTCATAACCTTTATCTAAAAGTTTATTATAAAGATCAAGTTTTTTATCGTTAAGTTCAATTTCTTTTAAATCTTTATCGTGATCTAACATTGTTGGATTTTGAACTAAAATTGTATATTCATTTGATGTGTATTCGTTTTTATAATTATTCTTATAGTCTTGATTTAAAGCGTCGATAATTAATTGTACTTGTGGCAAAATGTGATTTTCAATGAATAAATCAGTTTGAGTTTTTGATGTTTCTCGAGTAACGCCAGATTGCTCAATACCCATTGTAGTTTTTGACACACCAGAAATAGCAAAAAGAGATTCTCTACTTTGTTCATTAATTTCTCTTAACGCAACTTTCGATAAGTCAATATTCATATCCTGCCATTTAATAGCACCACTTCCATTACCGAATAATGGTTCTCCTTTAGTGTGTGACTTAACTCTAGCAACAAAATTACTAAATTCTTTATCCCCTAAAATAACATCAGTTGTTAAAATTCCAGGTGCGTTAATATTATGTTTAAGTGTGCTACGAGTATAATCGTTGGAAGTTTTTAATGTAAATTGACTTTCTTTTAAAGCATCAGTCATTGCATATGCTTCATTTTCATCAAACGGATTTAATTCCCTAATTTCGATAATCATTTCTGGTGGAATTTCACGAGTTAAACCTTTTTTATTTTCGACATAACCAGCTACTTTCCCATCTTTATTGACTATTCTTTTGATATTATAAGGATTAAGAAGTTTAAATGATTGTGCTTCACCTAATCTAATTCCAGTGTCAGAAGTTATAACACTTCTTAAAATCATTAAATAATAAACACCCTCTAAGTCTAAATAAGTTGATATTGTTTTCCAAAATTGATAATTACTAAATGACGGTGATGTATTAATTAATTTTAAATAAGGGTGCATTTCATCATTATTTGAGTCGGTGTAAATATAATCAACTGCAATTTTAGCTAGTTTATTGGCTCTATTTCTTATGGCGGCATAAACATAGCCTGTGTACATGTCACGATCAGACATTTCGACATTAGTCCAATTTGGAGTCATTTTATTACCATATCTTAAATACTGGTTAGGTAAACTCATTGAATTAACAGTAGGATTAATTAAAGTCGCTATTTTTGTTCTTATGTTATTGATAATACTTGGTTTAGTTTTCATATTTAAAATACAATTCTATTTGTATTGCTTCTAGGATCATTATCACCGAATGCAGTCCAAAATGCAATATATGCACTTTCAGCATAGTCTGGTGAAACACCCAAAGATGCTTTAATATCTTTCTTAGATTCTACCAAAATTATCCTTTCTTCGGTAGTATAATGATGAGCCATTAATTGTTCTTTTAATATTTCTAAGGTAGATAAACTCTTATGGATTTTTAATTCTCCTCTATCCATTGTATCCATCATTCCCCAAATTACCTCACCTCGTAAATTCTTATAATTTAATTTACTACCAGCACCAGCCATAAACTCTTTAATATACCAACCTTTACTTCGTAAGAAGTCTCTAGTCGAAGCACCAACACCATTTGCATCGATACCAATTCGTTTAGCTGTTTGGTTGTCTATTCCATTTTGTTGGGCATATTTAATTATTTCTAACGCTATTTGTTCTCCTATTGCTTCATTCTTATCAACAGTTATAGTTTTTTGTTCGATAATGACATTATTCTGAATTAAAGACATAACTGTTTTATCTTTTCCAGTGTCAGATATGTCTACACCAATATATTTATCGCCATCAGGAATTAAATCAGTTAAACTTCTTTCCAACATCAAAGGCTTGTAAATCATATTGTCAGTTTCTTCAAAATCCCAATCTCCCATTAAAAGACGCTTTCTTTCTGCTTCTGGTAAATTTTTTAATGACTCAATATAATTATCGTCAATAAATGGATTATCGGTTGCAAGTGATCTAACAAAAGCACGATAAGCGGTTTTCTTTTCTCCACCAATAAAAACATTTCCATATTCCCATTTTTGATATTCCCCACCACCAAGATTTTTATAAGGTTTGTAGTATTCCTGTTTAACGAAGTTTTGTGATGGATTACAAGTGGCAATAGATTTTCCAACTATTCCATATTCACTATTCATAAAACGATTTTTTCTTGAAGTAAAAACATCTCTAGCTTTTTTAACTACCTCGCCTATTTCTTCAATAACTGTATGAGTTAAATTTAATGATCCAAATTTATCAAAGTTTGGATCGGAAGGTTCTGGTGCTAAATCAACACATAAAATACTAGAATTATTGATATAAGTTATCGTATTACTTTGACCATTATATTTAAATTCTGATTGTTTAACTCCGAGTAACGGATGTGCCTCTCGTAATAACGTAACTAAGGTTGTACTATTCAATCTAGTAATTGATTTTCTACCAAGTCCAATTCTTATTCCTGGATAATTTCTACATTGCATTACTATCCATAAACAAACAGTTAGACTTTTAGCACCACCAGCACCACCACCAAATAAAAAATCAACTAAAGTCGGATCATCTAGTAACTGTAAAAACAATATTTGTTTTCTACTCAGTTTCAGCAATTTCATCTTTTTTTTCTACTACTTCTATATTTAGTTTTTCTTGCTTAAAAAATCCACCATCAACGACTACAGTTTGAGGAGCTTTACCCTCAGTGCGATCAGTTATCTCTTGTCTATCTCTTATGTCACTTCTTGCTTTCAATACAGCTACATAAGCTAACTCTTCAACCATTGTTTTTTCACTATCAGCAGTTTTATCTTTCCATGATTTAAATTCCTCTACTGTCATATTCATAAAACGTCTATATTGATAACTAAAAGTATATTCAGGCTTCCAACCACCAGGATTTCTATTTTCAGGATGGTCACCAAAACCACCCTTACCAGTTGGATTTCTATTCATATCGTCTTGTTGTGTAGTCATATTTTTATATTATAACTGGAGTAACTTCTAACCATTCATTTTCTTTTCCTATAAACTTTGCATAACGCTTTCTAATAACGTCAACGTACTTTTCGTCAAGCTCCATACCATAACATATTCTATTGGTTTGTTCACAAGCTATAAGGGTAGAGCCAGAACCGAGAAATAAATCAATTATAATTTCGTTTTCTTTACTAAACTTGTTTATAAACCAAGAACAAATCTCTACTGGTTTTTGTGTCGGATGAACTCTACTTCTTATGTCTTGAGTTTCAGTTCCCATCAGCCCTCTCCAAAGTTTACTAATTACTTCTCTGGTATGTTTTTGTTTTGACCAACAAAGTTCAAACTGACTCCCCCTACTACCAACTTGTTTTTTATCATCAGAATTTGTAGTTTTATTCCAGACAAACCAACAACCATCTTTTCCGTAATTTGGTATTGTTTCAACATAATAATCCCCACCCCACCAAAATTGTTCTTTACAATCTAAAAAACTAAATTGTGAAATGTCAAAAGGTTTATCATCACCAATTACCTGACTATAATTTTTCTTTTTACCTTTCCAACTACCCCAGTTTTTATCTGCCACGCCATCAGCAGATGACAATCCAACATCTAAATCCATACCATACGGTGGGTCAGTAAACACCATATCCGCTTTCTTTCCATCCATTAACTTTTCTACATCTTCAATTTTTGTTGAGTCACCACACATTATTCTATGTCTTCCTAATTGATACACTTCACCTAACTTTGATACAGGGTTTTCAGTTACTTCTGGCACTTCATCTTCTACAACCTCATCATCTTTCCATTTATCCACATCTAATCCCCAATCTTCTAATTCTTCCTTTTCAAATTGAGATGATAATAATTCCCAGTCCCATTCACCGTTTGACACGTTATCTCTAATCATTATTTCTTTCTCCCTTTCTTCTGATAAATCTTTTAAAAGATAAGTTGGTACTTCTGTTAATCCAATAATTTTAGCTGCTTCGTATCTCTGATTACCAGCAATTATAATTAATTCACCAGTTCTGTTTGATAATATAATTGGTCTTGCTTCAAAATAATCGGGATTGTTTTTTATTGACGTTACAAGTTTTTCCATGTCATCTTTTTTTATATATCTAGGATTATTGTCAAACTTTTTTATTTCTGTTAATTTTCTATATTGCATATTTTAAACTTAATTTTAACTCAACTGCTTTATTTATATAAGCCATTTTAGCATCAATTTTATTATTAAAAAAACCTAAGTGATACCATTTTTTATTATTTTGAATATAAGCTCTCCATTTATTTGATTTTTTATCCCAACAAACTCCGACATCTGACGTTCTTCTGTGACATTGATTTTCTCTTAAACTAACATACTCTAAATTTTCTATATTATTATTCTTTTTATTTCCATCTTTATGGTTTATTTCTAACTCTGACTTTCCAATAAAAACTTCAGCTATGACTCTGTGTTTTCTTTTATATTCCTGTTTACCGTCTTTTATAAGAGTCACTTTTAGGTATCCGTCTTTATCTGGGCTTCCAATAACTTCCTTAAAATAATGTCGAGAACTAAATAATCTTCCTGTCTTTGTAACAAAATAACCTTTATAGTCTTTAACTGGTACTAATTCCATAGTGATATAGTTTGATATAGTTAATAATTACCGTATTTTAATACGTTTCTATACTTAATAATAGCATTTTTGACTATCATAAACTACCTTTAAATATCATTTTAGGTACTCTTAATGGTAATTTATACCCCCTCTCAGGCACAAAATATGGGGAGGACGTTAAGAGGGGAGGGGGTAGGACTTTTTATAATTTATCTTCGGTTATTATTAATCTTGGCTTTGCACCATTACATCCACCAACAACTCCCATTTCCTCTAGTGTATCAAGTATTCTTGCTGCTTTTGCATAACCAATATTCATTTTTCTCTGTAATAAAGTAGAAGATGCTTTTTTATATTGTAAAATAATTTTTTTAGCATCAAACACAAGTGAATCGTAATTAGATATTTTGTTTGTTGTAATTTCATTATCTGGTAAGACGCTTAATGAAACTGGTTTTATTTCATTATTATATAAATTTTCTCTTTCAATTATCCAAGATTTTTTATGATTATCAATTATTTTAGTTCCAGCAAAATTTAAAATTTGCTTTCCTTTTAAAAATTTTTCTTGTTTTTTATTTGAATTTATCAATACACATAATTCTATAACCTCGTGTGGTAATAAT